ACGAACTCTCGGAGCTGGCCGAACTGGTCTCGCAGCCACGCGAGCGCCTCGCCACCGGCGCCGGACCAGACCACCAGCGCTGTCCCAAGCCCGGCTACGGCCGCAACCACGAGGCCAATGGGTGAGAGCAGTGTCCCGAGGACCGCGCCCATCACGCCGATCGCCGTGCCGACGCCCGCCACGATGGTCGCCAGCGACCCGAAGACCGCCCCGAGCCCCACGATCGCCGCGCCGGCGACGACCAGCGCGACGCCAACGCCGAAGACGATCGCCGTCACCTTGGCGATGGTCGCAACCAACTCCCGGTTCTGGTTGACGACGGTGGTGATCCAGCCGGCGATCTCCGCCAGCGCATCGGCCGCACGCCGCACCGGCTGCTCGATCGCCTCGCCGATGGCGATGGCGACGCCCTCGGCCGCCGACAGCAGCCGGCGGAACGCCCCGCCGATCCCCGCGTCCATCTGCTCGGCCGTTCGCACCGCGATGCCGGCGGACTGGAGGATCTCGTCTCGGAGCGTCTCGAAGGCGTCGGTCGAGGACGCCAGCTTCAGCGCCGCGGCCTGACCGCGCCCGAAGAGGGACTCGAAGATGGCTAGGCGCTGCGCCGATCCCAGGCCCTGCGTCGCCTTGCCGATCTCAACCAGGATGTCCGCGAGCGGGCGCAGGTTCCCCGACGCGTCGACGGCGTCCACGCCGATGCTGCGCAGCTCGGTCTGCTTGGCCTCCGTCGAGAGGTTCTTGTAGGCCCGGGCCAGCGCGTTGCCGGCGAGTGATCCCTTGATGCCGTTGTTGGCGAGGATGCCGATGGCCGCGGCGACCTGCTCGATGCTCTCGCCGGTCTCGGCCGCCAGCGGCGCCACCGGCTTGAAGGCCTCGAACAGGTCCTCGAGCGTCTGGGCGCTCTTGTTCGCCGTCGCGGTGAGCACGTCCGAGACGCGGCCCATCTGCCCGGCGTCGAGACCGAAGCCGCGGAGGGCGGCGCCGGCGATCTCGGTGGCGCGGGGCAGCTCGGTGTCCGTCGCCCGCGCCAGGGCGAGAACCGACTCGGTGCTGGCGAGGATCTCGCGCGGGTCGAAGCCGGCCCGGCCCAGCTCCGTCATGGCATCGGCCACCTGGGCGGCGGTGAACGAGGTCGTGCGGCCGAGCCGCTTGGCCTCCTCGCGCAGCTCCTCGAACTGCTCCTGCGTGGCGCCGGTGACGGCCTGGACGACGCGCATGCGGTCGTCGAACCCGGCGAAGACGCGCGTGGATAGCGCAAGGCCCGCCCCGACGCCGGCGCTGATCCTGACCAGGCGGGCGCCGATCGACCGCACGCCGTCGCCGAAGGCTTTGAGCCGGCGCTGCGCGGCCTTCAACCCCGCCGTGAGCTTGTCGCTCACGCCGAGTTCGACGAACGCCCGTCCCGCGCGGATACCCTTGGCGCCGGCCATCAGGCGGCCCTCCGGCACGACCGTACGGGATGCCCGCTACGCTGGTGGCGATGGAAGAGGAGCGCCCAATCCTGCTTGAGCGTGGGCACGGTCGAAAGAAGAGCTTCGAGACCGTCTTTATCCCGGTCGATACCATTTTGGCCGCGGCAGCAACTGAGTTGCGGCGTGCAAGCGACGGAGTGAAGGGGACCTACGGACAATACGGACGCGAGTGCGTGGGGGTATACAGGCCGCCTCGGAGCTACAAGACGACCGAAGTAGATGTCTTCACCGGCGAGAAAGGTGAGACGCACGACCATCCGGTCGCGGAGGACTGCTGGTTCTATCACTTCGATGGCGTCCGACTGACCTCTGTCGCCGTCGCTTCCTTCGACACCGACCCGCCAGCCATTCGGTTGCTCCGCACGCTGGCGACGGAGGTTCAGAGGGATCTGTTCGCTGAGCCAGGGGCATCGCCGCGCAAGGAAGGCGCGCGGCGCGATCTTGTGTTGACCTCCTACGAACGCGATCCACTTCTTCGGGCCGCGTGCATCAGCCATCACGGAGCACGGTGCGCCGCGTGCGGAATCGCCTTCGGAGCAACATACGGCTCGATCGCTGAAGGATTCATCCACGTCCACCATCGACAGCCGCTTGCCGAGGTTGGCGAGGAGCATGCCATTGATCCAATTACAGATTTGGTGCCACTCTGCCCGAACTGCCATGCGGTAGCGCACCTGCGCGAACCACCCTTGACACCGGAAGAGATCGCTGACATGCTTGGCGAGAACGGCACATAGGTGCATCAGGGTCCTCCCCGCACGCTGTTGGCCCACGCCTTCGGGAGCTTGTCCTTCTCCTTCTGAAGCGCCGGGCCCATGTAGGCGCGCTTGGCGATCCTGACGCGCTGCCGCACGAGCCGGCCCCTGACGCGGCGCGTAATCACCGTCGTCCCGCCGAACTCCAGCACGTTGGGCGCGGCGCTCTTCTTGAACCCGACGGGGCCGACGACGACAGAGTCCTTGCTCCGGTCGTAGCCGAAGAGGATGAGCCGCCGGAGGCTGCCCTCGTGCGAGTGCGGCTGCGTGCCCGGTGGCGCGGAGCCCTTGCGCTTCCGGATGCTGGTCCTGGCCGATTGGCGGATGAACGCTCCGCCGCGGGAGAGAGCTTTGCGCTTCGCCCGATCCACGGCGGCGACGACGCGCGGCCGGTCGAAGAACATGTGCTTGATCCGCATGTCGATCACCGGGTTGCTTCCTGTACGGGCACTCGCTTGTCGATGAAGACGTCCTTCAGAACGCCGACGCCGGCCTTGATCGGTTGGGCGTGGGAGCGGCTGGTCGGGTCGAAGTCGGTCGGCTTGAACGGGCCGTGCTTCTTCGGGTCGCGGTTGGCGTTGGCGATGAGGGCCATGATGCTGCTGGTCATGCTCCAGTCGTGCTTCTGGCGGGCCTCGGCCATCGCCAGCAGCTCGCGCAGTGTCAGGTTGGCGGGGTCGATTCCGGCGATGCCGGCGCACTGCCAGATGAGCTGCCAGGCCCCGTCTGCGCCTGAGCGAGCGCCTGTTCGGCCACTCTCTCCAGTTCCCCGCTGTCGAGTCGCGCCTCCACGATTGTCCTTGCCTTGTCCATCACGTCCCTCGTGGCCTTGAGCACCCGCCCGAGGTTGGCCCTGTCCCTCGGGCTCGGGCAGAAAGACACCAGTTCCTCCAGCAGCGCCCCGGTGGCGTGCTCGATCGCGTCGCCCGCCATCGCCCGTCCGAAGTCCTCGTCGGTGACCTCGCGCTCGTCGGCCTGCGGCTTGCAGATCGCGTAGACCGCGTCGCACAGAAGCACCGGGTCGCGGATGAGCCGCTCGACGAGCGTGCCGTCGAGCACGCCGAGCAAATCCACCTCCGCCAGACTCTTGACGCGCTTGAGGGCGGCGACGTTGATCTCGACGGTCCACTCGCGCCCCGCGTTGTCTTTGAACACCTTCATCGATCACTCCTTACGGCACGACCATCCACTCGGGGGCGTTCTCGGAGTACGCCGGCTTGGCTGTGACGCTCACGGTGATCGCCTCCTCCAGGGGTTCGGAGCGGCTGAAGGACGTGATCGAGAACTCGGCGCGCAGGCCCTGCGTGCCCATCTGCGTGATGTCGCCGTCCATGACCGCCAGGTCGATGTTGGTCCCGTTGAAGAAGGCGTCCTTTATGGCGGTGAAGCCCGCGTCGGCGGTGTCCCAAACCATCTCGAACTCGACGCTGGCCTCCTTGAGGGTCGCCGCCGTGGCGCGCCAGCCGCTGTTGGCCCGCGTCGTCACGTCCGCCTCGCCGGATTCGAGGTTGAGCGTCACGTCGCGGACGTTGGTGATCTCGACCCACGTGGGTACGGCCCACGTGCCGTCGTTGCGGTAAACCTTGGCGTCCATGCCGAGTCGAATCGCCATCGCTACCTCCTACCCCACGACCCCCACATCACCACGTACCCCCGACGACGGTCAGCTTGTCGCCGTCGCTGCCCGCCTTGGCCTCCACGAGCGAGACGTCCACGCGAACCAGCGGGAACGACGCGCCGCGGCTGATCTCCGCCGAGTCGCCGCCGTCGTAGCGCAGCAGGACCGGCGCCGTGCCGTTGGACGACGGCGTCTGAAGCACGCACGAGACCACCGTGGGAACGTCGGCGATCGGCGTCCATGTAGCCGTGTCCAGCGCCACCGTCTTGGTGAAGACGTTGTTCGCCATCGGCTACCTCCTGACCCTGTAGGTGACGGTCAGGATGCTGGTCAGCGCCCGCTGCTGCTCCAGGTGCTCCGCGGCGACCACCGGTTCGTGCTCGACCGACAGCCACACGGCCTCGGGAGCATCGTCCAGTCGCTTCATGCGCAGGTGGTCCGCGATCTCCTCGGCGAGGTCCACGAGCGCGTCGATCGCCGCATCGTCGGTGATCTTCTTCTGGATGCCGATGTCCACGGCGCAGTCGAAGTACGAGCCGTCGCGCGAGGCGGTGGCTATGGTCACGCCTTTAGGCACGACGCTGACCTTCAGGTCTGCAAGGTCCGCCAAGTCGAAGGCGGGCTGGTAGAGTCGCTCGGCGGTGAACGGCATCCCGAACGACCCGGCGTTCAGGCTGGCTGTGACCGCGTCGGCGATGGCGACGAGGGTGCTCACGGGTTGTCCCTCCCGTTGAGTCGCCCCTCCAGGTACGAGACGCGGCGCTCGATCGCCTGGTACTCGCCCCGCAGCGCCCGAGCCTCGACGATCAGCTCGTCGAGCCGCTTCTCGACGTGGTCGAGCTTGGTGGTCACCACGCCCCACTGGACCGTGATCGCGAGCGCCGCGAGGACGATGGTCACGATGACCCCGGCCCAGCGCGAGCCGTTGCGATGTGGAGCCGGTGTCGTCATGCGCCCTCCGTAGCGACGTGCTTGCAATGGATGCGGAGCATCCTGCGATACGGGTCGCTGAAGCGGAACGGCGGCTCCCCGCTGGGCGCCATGACCTCGTAGACCTGGATCTCAGAACCGTCGGTCTCCCGGACGCGGTCGCCCGCCTTTGGCAGCGTTGCAGATCCATTGAGGATCAAGTCCGTCCGCCGCACGAGGAAGTCGCGCGACTCGACCTTGCGGATGAAGCCGGATTCGTCGGCCTGCTCGAACACCGTACGACCAACCGTCGCGGCCAGGTCCACGCTGCCTGCGCCACGCTCGTAGGTGACCGTCCGCGTCAAGTGCGCATGACGCTGGTCATCGAGGAAGGCTGCGCCTTGTTGGAGCAGATCCGCCATCATCAGTTCCCCGCGCCCGCCGCCACGACATTGCCTCCCATGAGCACGCGGACGAAGCGGTCTCCATCGTCCGCATCGCGGGTCGAAACGCCGAGCAGCTTGTTCAGCCCGCCGCCGTCGCTGGCAGTGGCGAACTTGGCCGTGTCGTCCCAGTACACCTTGGTGCCCGCCGTGATCCCGGTGCTCACGCCGGTGTCCTTGACGATCCCAAAGAGGCCCGCCAGCGCGATGCGGCCGACCTCGCCGCTCTTGATGTCGCGCGTGGCGATCCCGACGAGATCACCCTGGATGACCACGTCGCCGTAGTCGATGTCGCTCGGGGCCGTGTAGTTGATCCGAAGCCCAAGCCTGATCAGCTGTGCGCCCATTGGTAACTCCTCACGGGTGCTCGTTCCGTCACTGCGACAGGCGCACACGCACCGTCGCGTCCGCGTCAGCCGCCGCCAGCACTGCCTTGCCGATTGCCTTGTTCGCGCCCGCGCCGTCGCTGGTCGTGGCGACCTGACTGATCGCGCCCCAGTACAGCTGCGCGCCGGCGGTGATCGCCGTCCCGCCTCCCGTCGCCTTGGGGAAGTCGAACACGCCCTCGACCGAGAGCGCCCCGAGCGTGCCCGCGGGGATCGCCCGCACCGCCACGCCGACCAGCTCGCCCTGCACGACGACTTCGCCCGCGGCGACATCCGCGCCCGGCGTGTAGTCGATCGTGGTCCCTTCGTGGATGAATGTTGCCGTCATGGTCTGCTCCTCGCCCGGTCCGGGCTCGCCACCGCCGGCCGGTGGCATTTACGCCTCGCCCTTGCTCTTCACGCCGCCGCGCGGGTCCTGGAGGTTCACGCCGAAGTCGTGGTAGCCGCGCATCTGGACGCCGAGCTTGTTGAAGTCCGCCTCCGCCGTCTCGATGGTCGGGCTCTCCTGCCCGTTGAGGAACGCCACCTCGATGACGGGCAGGTCGCTCGGGTCGGCCAGCAGGTACCACGCCTTGGTCGAGCTGCCGGCGTACACGGCGTTGCCGAGGTAGCGGCTGACCTCGACGCGGAACTTGCCCTGGTGCGGGTTGGAGACGGGGTACTTCGTGCTGGCGGTCGTGTCCCGCAGCTCGACGCTCTTGAACAGCTGCGTGCCGATGGCCGAGAGCGCCGTGGGCACAAGCAGCACCGCGGGCATGACGCCGATGGGCTTGCCGTCGCCGTCCACTTGGTCCATGAAGGTGACCTCGGCCTTGGTGAGGCCGTCGATCGACAGCGCCGTGTCGGCGCCGGTGATGTAGTTGTTGTTGCCCGCGGCGAAGAAACCCCCACCGGCGTTGTTCAGGAACGTCGTCCAGAAGACGTCGTTGATCTTGAGCCCAGAGCCGCGGCCCAGCTTGCGGGGCACCGCGGTGATGGCGCCGAGATCGTCGTTGATGATGTCCCGCCGGTCGATGGAGAGCATCAGGCCGTAGGTGTCGGCCTTGTTGGTGTAGCTCTCCTCGCCGAGCGTCCCGTGCTTGAGCTCGCCGCCGGGGGCGACCAGCTCGTACTGGTCCTTGCCGACCAGGCGGTAGCTGGTGACGGTCTTGAAGTCGCTGACGTTGCGGACGGCGGTCACGCTGCGCCACGCCCGCTCGACGCTGAAGAAGCCCTCGAGCAGGAACTTGTTGGCGACGTTGGAGAGGATGCCGCCGATGTCGATGGCGCTGAAGCCCGCCTCGATCGGCGGGTTGAAGGCATGGCGGAGCACCTGCCGGCTGTCGCGGAAGTTGCGGCCGGTGTACCCGTTGGCCCACGCGGCCTCCAGCAGAAGCTCCTGCAGTCCGATCCCGCCGCGGAAGCGCTTCGTCGCGGCCTCCAGCGTCTGGTCGTCGAAGGTCTTCTCGACCCCCTCCAGCCGCGCGGTCAGGAAGCACGCGGCCTCCAGGATCTGCGGCGTGGCCATGTGATCGGGCGCGTGAATGGCCGGGGCCTTCGGGCGGCTCGCCCGCAGGACCTCCAGCTCGCAGCGCGTCGAGTCCCAGCCCTCGCGGATGGCCTTGGCCTCGATGTCGAGGTGGCGGCCGGCGCACACGCGCCGGATCGCGCCGATGCGCTCGGTCTCGGCCAGCGCCTGGGCGCGGACGTCGTCGGCGCTGGCGCCGGGAGTCGGCGTCGTGGGACTCGTGGGACTCGTGGAGTTCGTGGCGGTCGCGGCGGGGGCGCCGGCGTCCGTGCCGGCATCGGTCTCAGCGCCCTCAACCGGTGCCTGGTTGTCGTCCATGACTCTGGTCTCCTTCCCCGCCGCGATGCTGGCGCTGGTGCCGCCATCGGCGCCGAGGTCCACGAAGCTGATCTCGCCGAGCGTCGCCCGACGCACGATGTTGATGGGCCCCTCGAACTCGCGGCCGTTGACCGTGGCCTTCTGCTTCTCGCGCACGAACTCGAACTCATCCACGCTCGCGCCCACCGACGCCTGCCAGGGGAAGCCGTTCTTCGAGGAGGCGACGACCTCCTTCGCGGCGGCGGTGTCGCGCGAGATCATGCCGCTGGCGATGAGCTGGCCGCCCTCGACCCGGATCGCGTCGGTGTGCCCCACGCCCGCGGCCGGGTCGTGCCCGAACCGAATGGGCCGCGACTGGGACGGGATGTCCAGCCCGGCCAGGTCGATGATCACCGGGAAGCGCCACGCGGCGATGCGCATCGCCCCGCCCGTGTACGCGACCATGCGAAACCGGGGGAGCGTGCGTTCGCCGTCGCCTGCGGCGGCCTCGACCTCGATCTCCGCCGTCGCCGTGAGGCGCAGCGACGAGGGGGCGTTCTGGTTGTCAGGCCGCGATCGCGGCTGCGCTCGTGGGGTCCGTGCGGTCGTTGGCATCGTCCTCGTCCTCGTTCTCGTCTGTTTCAGAAGGCGCCGCAGGCGCTGCTTGAGCCGGCGTCAGTCCCAGCTCGCGCATGAGCGCCGCCTCCTTGGCGCGCTGGTGGAGCTCCTCTTCCCAGTCCCGGCCCTGCCGCGCGTACTCCGCGGCGAGTGTCGTCGTGTGATTCGCCAGGCGTGTCGCCTGGGCGCTGGCTTCCTTGGCCGGGTCCACGTGCTCGACGCCGTCCCAGAACCAGGTGTGTGGTGCGTCGTGGGGGTCGGCGCCGATCTCGCGCATCGGCTGCGGGAGCAACCCCTCGACGAGCACCGCCTCGTCGAGCCAGGCGCGCAGGATGCGGTCGAGCACGCTTGTGCGCAGGTGGTGCTGCTCGACGCGAATGCTCTTGAAGTACGTCTGGTGGTCGAGACGGCCGGAGGCGTAGTTGTACCCCGAGGAGTTCCCCGCCGCGACGTTGAACGGCATGTTCAGGCAACGGGCGATCTCGTTGAGGATCTCCTTCTTGAACTCGGCGTAGGTCGTCGCCGGCTGCTCGGCGTGGATCTGCCCGAGCTTCCAGCCGCTGGGCAGCACCGTCGCCAGCCGTTTCTCGAGCTCGACCATGTCCATCGGCTCGAGCGCCTCGGCCTCGCCGTGCGCCGGCGCCTCGGTGTAGAGCACCGCCGCGAAGTCCGCCGCCGTTTCGGCCGCGGCGATGACCGCCAGCGTGTAGCGGCGCAGCTGCGCGAACAGGGGCAGCGCCGGCGTGATGTCGGGGATGCCGCGCCACTGGCCCGGTCGGTCGGGGCGGAAGTAGTGGATCACCGACGCCGCGGGGACGACGTCGAAGGCGAGCGGGTCGTTCTCGCGCCAGAACATCGAGTCGCCGGGGTGCCGCTTGAGCACGTGGTAGGCGACCGGGTTGCTCGAGACGTCGAAGACGATCCCGTCGACCTCGCCCGGACGCGGCACACGCATGCGCGGGCTCGTCACCTGGTCCGGCTCGATGAGCTTGAGGTCGAGCGTCACCGGCGAATCCACGCCGGGGTTGCTGGTCAGGATGGCGAACGCCTCGCCGCTCTCGGCCCGGCCCATCCGCATCGTGCGGAGCTTCGCCGCTAGGTCCACCGCCTGCGACCACTCCTCGAAGGCGTCCTCGATACGGCGGTTCGCGTCGGCGCTGCCGGTGAGCATCTGGAGGCGCGGGCCGGTGCCCACGCAATCGTTGGCCAGCGTCAGGACGATGCCCTTGGCGTAGCTGTTGTTGGCGACCTCGTAGCGTGCCCGGTTGCGGAGGATCCGCCGCACCTCGGGGTTCACCGCGGCGTTGGGCGCCAGCCCGTCCGCGTTGGCCCAGTGGCGGCGGTTGTCGGGCGTGGTCTGCGCCGAGTCGAACTTGGCGCGGACGACCGGTACGGCCGTGCGGAGACGCGCCGCCTCGGCGGGCTTGCTGCGTCGGGATGGGAGCAGGCGGCTCAGCACGGTCACACGGCCCCCGGCGGTTCGAGCTTGACGAGCTTGACCCCCAGCCCCTTCTTCCGCGTGGCCTCCTTGCCGGACAGGTAGCGGTCGGCCTCGATCTGGTCGCGCAGCGCGTGCTGCTCGACCGACTGGCCGTCCACCGAGGCCTTGGCGGGCCCCGCGGCGTTGTCCTTGATGGCTTGTTCCAGCTCGTCCGGCATCGGGAACTCCGCAGGCGACAGCCCGGGCGAGAACGCGCACGCGGGTATGCAGCCCCGAATGCGGCGGACGCCCGGACCGGTCGTCTACTGGATACCTACGCGATGGCTCGCCAGGTTGCGCGCGTTACGCCGCCGATGCGGCAGTTCGTTCCACCGGTAGACATTCAGGCGATTCGCTCGCTCGTCGTCACCCGCCGCCCGCAGTGCCGGCACTCCCTTCGTCGGACGATGCGCTGGCCGACCGTCTTGCGCGTGTAGATCACCCGGAAGTGCCCGCACCCGCAGCGCGGGCAGCGGATGCCGCGAGTGTCGTCGGGCGTGGATGTGGACCGCCGCGGGCCGCTCATCGCTTGGCCCTCTGGAGGTCCGACAGGCGAACACGTGGCCGGGCAGCTGGCGCCTTCTGGTCCGTCCCGAACAGCACCGCCCCCTGCATCGACGCCGCGACCGCCGACCCGACGAGGCTGTCGAGCCAGTGGTTGTCCAGGCCATCGACGCGGAGCTTCCACTCGTCCACGGTCCGGCCGCGGCCCTGGGTCTTGACGCGGTACTCCGCAGTGAGATGCTCGGCCAGGAGCTGGTGCCGCTCGGCCTTGTGGCCGAAGAGCGAGAGCGATCCCGGGTCGCCCATCGGCACGGCCAGGCGGGCCTGGATGAACGACTTCCAGTAGTTCGTATCGAACACGACGTGCCGTACGGCGCGCTTGCCGGTGACGACGGGGATGCGCCAGTTCAGCCCGACGCGGTCGCCGCGCTTGCGCTTGTACTCGCTGAACGGCACGCTCGATGCGCCGACGTATCGCCCGTGGCTGGGCAGCAGCACGCCGCTGAAGCCGCTCTGGCGGCAGAACTGGTAGACCACGTCGGATGACTGGCCCCAGTTGGCGTCGATCAGGCAGCGGTCGATGCGGACCATCGCCCCGTCGTCGCGTCGCCACTCGCGCCCCAGCGTCGCCTCGGTGAGCCGCTCGAGCCCGGCGTAGATCGCGCCCTCGAGCCCCGCCCGCGGCGTCGCTATCGCCAGCGACTTCCGCACATCCCGTAGCGTGAAGTACGCCGCCTTCTGGTCGGGCTCGGTGCCGTAGTCGATCACGTAGCCGGTGAAGTCCTCCTCCCACGCGGCCACGAGCCAGAACAGGCACTTGGCCTGCACGTCGATGAACATGGTCAGCGCCGACGCTCCGATCGGCACGTCGCCGCGCTGGTGGCCGTTGAGTTTGGCGCAGATCTGGTCGGCGGTGAGCAGATCCTCATCGAGCGCCGTCGCCTCGGGCAGCGGCTCGTTCTGGTACTCGGCCCAGAACGCGGCCTCGTCCTGGAGCTTGAGGTTCATCGCGTGCTGGACGGCGCTCAGCTCGTCGTGGTTGAAGCGCTCCGACCACGCGACGGCCGCGCCCTCGTCCATCGCCTCGCGGTGCTCGCGGTAGAACTCGGTCGCGCGTCCGATCCCCTCGTCGGCGCGCAGACCTTCGGCGCGCAGGCGCGCGTACTCGGCCCAGAGCTTCTCGTTGGTCGGGAACGAGTAGACCATCTTCGTCCGCTCGCCCTGCCACTGCGGGTGCTTGTCCCGATCAAGAAGCCGGTCGGCCAGGTCGTCAGGGCGAACGACGGTCAACGTCATGAGCCCGGCGATCTTCTTCCCCGGTCCCGCGAGCCCGAGGATGGCGCCGGCGAGGATGCGCTCGCGGTTGGCGCACTGTGATGGCGATCGCGCCGACTCGTCCGTCTGCGGATCGTCGATGAGCACCAGCGAGGGACGCACGCTGTGCCCGTCCGGACGCTTGTGCTTCATGCCGCGGATGCGCCCGGTGATGCCCGCCACGCGGATGATGGCGCCGCTCGCGCGGGAGTCCGGGATCGTCGGTAGGACGATCTCCTTGGCAGTCCACCCGATGTGCGTCTGCTCGCCCTGGTACAGCTGGCCCGCAGCGCGCTGGTGGATGCCCTCCAGCGCATGGATCGGGAAGCACGCCTCGGGGAAGTCGTCGAGCAACCGGTCGTTGTTCTCCAGCTCGGCCTTGATTGAGTCGAGCATCTGGGCGGCGTGCTCCTCGTCCGAGCCGATGAGCGTGACGAACTCGCGGTGCCCGTAAACAAGCGCCCACAGGCATGCGATCTCGCACAGGCTCGTCTTGCCGCTGCCGCGTGGCATTGCCATCGCGAACAGCCCGCCCTCGAGCACGGCCTGTTCGATCTTGGCGACGACCTTCAGGTGGTCGGGCGACCACGCCAGGTGGAACGTCGCCGGGAAGTACGCCTCGCAGAAGAAGCGGAAGTCGCGCTCCCCCCTTTGCTTCCGGTCCGGGTCCACGACCGCCGGCAGTTCGCCGATGTCGCGCCCGGCCAGGGACAGCGACATGTTCCGCTGCCGCGCCCGCTCCCGGTGCGCCTCGTATGCGTCCTCCGGCGAGGCCTCGGGCTGAGCCAGCCGCTCGTGCCGCTCGACCACGAGCCAGGCGACGTAGCGGACGAGGTCGATCGTCTTGTCGTCGCCGATGCGGAACCCGGCGCGAGTGCGGTGACGGTGCAGCTGCCGCTCGCCGATCACCTCGCCGAGCGGCGTGGAGTTCAGTAGGCGGCACAGCTCGCCAGGGCGCAGGCTGCGCGGGTCAATCGCCACGGCCACCCCCACGCTCGGCCATCTCCTTCACGAGCCATGCGGCGTAGTGCACGAGGTTGATCGTGCCATCCGGGTTGGTCGGCGCGCCGGCGTCGATGTCCGCGGCCAGCATCGCCTCCGTGACGCGCTGCCCGCCCGCGCGAGAGAGCATGCGCGCCGCGTCGGCCACCGGCATCGCCGCCGGGTTCAACTGGGGACCTGGCTTTGATCGGACCTGCGAGCTAGGCGCCTGTTCGGACATGGGCCCGCCCCCTTGTAGGCGGTCGCCCACATGCGCAGATTCCTCGGAATCGGCCTTGCCATCCGCAAGCATGCCGGCCCTGATGTGCCCCACGCCAGCGGCGTCCCCGCGGCGCAGAAGGAGCGCGAGCATGTTCATTAAGCAGATCGTGATCGAAGGCGTCGAGGGGGATGTCGAGATCCGCCGCACCGAGCGCGGCGCTGTCGTAAGCGCCAACGACGTCGAGATCGAGGTCGCCCGCGACGACAGCCGCGAGGAGCGGTACGCCGTCGCGTACAACGCCGCCAGGGTCGTCTGCGGCACGACCAAGCGCGGCGAGCCCAACGCCACCAACTCGATGATCCACGACGTGCTCAACGAGATCGAGCGCGTCGCCGGTTGCTGACCCAAGCGCCCGCGCTGTGCGGGCGCGTTCCTGTTCCCACCATGCAGAAGGAGAAACCGCATGGCAACGAAGACCACGAAGCAGACGACGAAGAAGGCCGCGAAGAAGGCGACGGCGAAGAAGGCCGCCCGCAAGCCCGCCGCGAAGCGGCCGTCCATGTCCAAGAGCGCGGCCCGCGCCGAGGGCGCGCAGCGGACCAAGACCGCGCAGGCCGCGAAGGCGAAGCCAGCGAGCGCCGTCGCCGCGAAGCCCGCCAGCGCCACGGCCAAGGCGAGCAAGAGCGCCAAGGCCCCGAAGGAGCGCAAGCCCAAGCGCGTCAGCGGGCTCGACCTGGCGGCGAAGGTCCTCGCCGACGCGGGCGAACCGCTGAACGCGAAGACCATCGCCGAGCGGGCCATCGCCGCGGGCTGGAAGACCAACGGCAAGACACCCGAGGCCACGCTCTACGCCGCCATCATCCGCGAGATCGCCAAGAAGGGGAAGGACGCCCGCTTCGCCAAGCACGATCGCGGGCTCTTCACCGCCAGCGGGAAGGGGGCCTGAGCCATGTTGACGGTCAAGAAGTTGATCGCGGCGCTCGAGGGGCTCGATGCCGACGCGCAGGTCGTCGTCGGCATCATCAACGGCCCGGCGTACAACGCGGCCTACGCGGAGCCGCAGGTGCGCACCACGGCGGAAGTCGACGAGGACCAGCGCGTGTCGCTGGGCCATGCATCCGAGCCGGCGCTCTACATCTGCTGCTACGAGCAGCCGCGTCCCTGGGAGGGGCAGCAGCCGACGATCCACGACGACGCCACAGCGACCTTGGAGTACGACCCCGAGGACGAGGACCCCAACCCGGTGGAGGAGGACGACGCATGAACAGTCCGCCCGACGACAACCTGGTCGCGCCGGAGGACGCCTGCCCCCGCTGCGGGGAGCGCGACGCGGACCGCCTGGTCTGGCAGGACGACGAGCGCGTCGAGTGCCAGCGCTGCAAGACCGTCTACAAGCCGGGAGGTCCACGCGATGACCGCTGAGCCCAACGAGACCTTCGCCTTCGAGGACGGCGTCTTCTTCCGGCGCGTCGTACCCCGCCGCGGGGAGCCCTACGAGCACACCTGCACCGAACAGGTCTACAAGGACGTCGGATACGCCATCGAGCAGCTCGGCGCGGCCACCTTCACCGGCGAGATGCTGCGCGAGCAGATCGACGCCCCCTTCACGCAGGTCTTCACCGCTCTGGCCTTCCTGAAGGAGCGCGGCTGCATCGTTCCCGCGCACGGACGCCGCCACCGCGCGGCGAGCGACTTCGTCTACGAGGACGCCCTCATCGAATGGCACGCCCTGCGCGAGAAGGGGCCGGTCGACCCCGCCTTCGGGTACGAGTAGGCCCCGCCTCAGGCATCTTCTCCAGCCTCGGCCGTCGCCGGGGCTGTTTCTCCGGTTGCGGGGAGCGCGCCAAGGCCCCGTAGAATCGCTCGCATGCGGTTGACCGCCCAAGCAATACAGCAGGCCTTCCAGGCGCACGCACGCGTCTACGCGAAGCAACGGGGCTGGGATGTTGGCTACCACGTCGGATGCTGGTCGAAGGCGAACCGAGCATTTGAGCGAGGCGACCTTGCAGAGTTCGGCTGGTTGTACGACCAACTCGGTCGTCAATGGCAGGCGTTCCGGCGTGCTGGCGGTCCGCCTTGGAGTTCCGACCAGACCTATGGGCACCTGGTGGGGCTCGATCAGCGCTACCGCTCGCTGACGCTCTCGCAGATGAGCGACGCCGACCTCGACGGATGCTGGCAGATCATCAAGTCGATGTCGGGCATCAAGCCCACGAAGTCGCCATCCGTTGTTGCGATCTCGAAGTTTCTGCACTTCTGGAATCCGCGTCTCTTCGTCATTGTGGACGACGCGGTCATGTGGCAGCGGGTCTTGTCGCGATCCTGGTTGCGGCAGCCCATCGCGGAGGAGCGAGCGCGTATCGAGCGGTTGCTTCCTGACCCGAGCTGTCCGAAGAACGACCTCTCGTGCGATCTGCTCTCGTACCTTGGTGTGCTCGCGTGGTCGGCAGCGTTGTTGCGCCAAAACCCCAATGTCACTCCGTTGTTTGCGGAGTACGTGCGAGCCGGTGGACACGAGCACCTGATCGAGTTCCCCATTGAAACCTACGAAGCGGCAGCCGCCGAGTGGCTCCTTCTCGGGCTGGCTGAATTGCCGCCCCGTGGTGTCGAGCTGGCGTGAGCGGTCAGGCATCCGTGACGGCTCCTACGGCCGCGACCCGCTCTGCCTTCCGCCCCGTGAACTGCTCCCAGCGCTGCACGATCACGTCGCAGTACGCCGGGTCGATCTCCATCAGGAACGCCTTCCGACCCGTCTGCTCCGCGGCGATCAGCGTGGAACCGCTGCCGCCGAAGAGGTCGAGCACGTGCTCGCCCGGGCGTGACGAGTACTGCATCGCCCGCGCCGCCAGCTCGACCGGCTTCTCCGTGAGGTGGACCATCGCGTTGGGGTTGATCTTCTTGACGTGCCAGAGGTCGCTCGCGTTGTTCGGTCCGAGGAAGACGTGCGCCGCGCCCTCCTTCCACCCGTAGAAGCACCACTCATGCGCGCCCATGAAGTCCTTGCGCGTCAGCACCGGGTGCTGCTTGTCCCAGATGATCGCCTGCGAGAAGTAGAGCCCGCACGCCTTGAGCGCCGGCGGGTAGTTGGCGCAGTTCGCGTATCCGCCCCAGATGTAGAACCCGCGCCCCGGCGCGAGCGCGCGGGCCATGTTCCCGAACCACGCCAGCAGCAGCCGCTCGAACTCCTCGTCGCTGACGAAGTCGTTCACGAGGGGGCGGTCCTTCGCCCGCATCTTGCCGGTGGGCTTGGACTTCTCCGGATGTCGCGCGAGGTCGAATCCCTGGTGGTGCGATGCGGCGGACTTCCGGGCCTGCCGCTCGCGGTCCTTCTTGCCGCGCTCGCTCTTGGACCGCTCGCACTGGAGGTCCTCGCGGCGCGAGAAGGACGTGACGCCGGCGGCGATCGCGTTGTTGCTCCGCGGCTCGACCTTCACGTTGTACGGTGGGTCCGTGTTGACCAGGTGGATGGGCTGTCCGTCAAGCAGGCGGTCCACATCCTCGGCGCTGGAGCTGTCGCCGCACATCAAGCGGTGGTCACCGAGCAGCCACAAATCGCCCGGCTTCGTCACCGGCTCGTCCGGAGGCTCGGGCACGGCGTCGGGATCGGTCAGGCCCTCCTGCACGCCGGGGTCGAGCAGCTTCGCCAGTTCGTCCTGGTCGAAGCCGAGCAGCGACCAGTCGATGCCGGTGTCGCCGAGCTCGGCCAGCTCGATCGGCAGCAGCTCCATGTTCCACTCGGCCAGCTCCGCCGTCTTGTTGTCGGCGATGCGGTACGCGCGGACCTGCTCCGGCGTCAGGTCGCGGGCTACGTGGACGGGCGCCTTCTCCAGCCCGAGCCGCTGCGCCGCCTTCCAGCGGGTGTGCCCGCAGACGATGACCCCGTCGCCATCGACGACGATCGGCTGGCGGAAGCCGAATCGGCGGATGCTCTCGGCGACGGCCTCGACCGCGTCGTCATTGAGCCGCGGGTTCTGCTCGTAGGGTCTGACCTCTGCGATCGCTCGCATCTCGATCTTCATGCCGTCCTCCTTGACGCGTGTCGTGTGGGGGGCGTGGGGGTGAACTTCAACATGCGGTGGCCGCGCGGATGGCCCCACTTGCCGAGGTGCTCGACGCGCCAGCGGGTGGCGCGCCCCGCCTCGACCATCTCCGCGCGCGTGTACTCGAATAGCCGGTGGTCGTGCGGCTCGGGCGGGTTGTCCTTCGGCTCATCGCACTCGCCGAACGTCGCGTAGAGCACGCCCGCGCGAGCCATGACCGGCCGCAGGTTGGCCAGGCACCGCCGGATGTGCCCCATCGGCAGGTGCGTGAACAGCGAATGCGCCCAAGCGATGTCAGGCCGCGCCGGCAGCCGGTCGAACTCGAAGTCCGCCAGCGCCAGCAGCACCGGGCGCTTCGCCGCCATGAGCGCCGCGCCGAGTTCCTGCTCGGCCCCGATGCGGAGCAGCTCCGGTTCCTTGTCCACGCCCGTGTACCGCCCCGCGTCGAGGTAGCGCACGAGGTGGACGCCGCCGCGAAGGGCGCCGCACCCGATGTCGAGCAACCGATGGTCCCGCCGCAGCCCGCGGCCCCGGAGGAACCGCAGTTGGAGCCGGCCAACCTCGTCCCACAGGCCCCCGACGTACTCGCGGTGCCCGGCTTGGCGGACCCCCTCGGTCCCGTGCAGGTACGTCCGACGGACCTCGGCGTCGGTGGGGCGCTTCACGGCCGCCCCCTTCCCGCTTCGCCACGTCGCGGCCCACGTTGGCCCACGTCGCGTCCTTGGCCAGATGGCGTAGGACGGGGCCACGGGACCGCCCCTCGGCCACGTGGGCCACCCTCGCGGGCCGGGGCGGAACCGGACCGGACAGGCGCAACAAACTCTGTCCGCCTTGGCGGCTGTTCCCGGCGGCGTAGCCGCGCAGATTCCGCCCGGAAGGAACCATGCCCGCGAACTCGGAGCGCGAACTTGAAGCGCGCACGCGCTTCGAGTTCCCGCGGGCGAAGCGAAAGCGCACGCCCGCGGGGGGGTATGGGGGGGTGCGCGCGCTTCGAGTTCAACTCGAAGCGCGCGCGCATTCCGAGGTAAACTCCGAGCGCTCCGAGTTCGCGGCGCTCGAGGTTCGGGATCGTGGAGCGGGTCATTGGCTGGCCTCCTCGGATGGCAGGACATACCCCCAACGGCCGCCGCGGCCGGGCAGTCGGACGCGCTCGATCAGGGACTGACCCTCGGCGATCGAGAGCAGGTCTGAGACCCGCCGCCATGACAGCCCGGGCTCGGGCGCTGCACGCTCGCGGAGCTCGGCGAGGCTGACCGGGTCGCCCGAGATGAACGCCTCGACGAACCGCTCGACCGTCCACGGCTCGGGCTCGGGCGCCTCGGCCTTCGCCCTGGCGGGCTCCTTCTTCTTGCCGGGCTTCTCGCTCTTGAGCGAGGCGGGGTCAAGCCCGTCCTCCACGTTCCACACCGGGAACTGCCAACGCAGGCAGGGCGGGTCGATGGGCGGCCAGGAGCGGACGGCCGCGTCGAGGACGACCACGCCCTCCTCCTCGTGCGGCCGCAGGACGAGGTGCGTATCGGTCGCCCGGCTCTGGGCCCCGGCGCCGGCGCCGACGTCGGTCACGCTCTTGGACGACTGGCTACCCTTGGTCGAGTGGTGGATGAGGACGAAGCAGCAGCCGAGACGGTCGGCGAAGGCGTCGATCCGGTTGTAGATGTTGGCCATCGTGCCGTTGTCGTTCTCGTCGCCGCCGGCGGGCATGAAGCGGTAGAAGGCGTCGAGCAGGATGACCTTGAAGCGCCCGGGTTCGAGGGCCTCGAAGTACGGCGCGAGCGTGAAGATGTCCTGGAGCCGCCCACGGAGGTTGTCCACGAAGATCCGCTCGTCGATCTCGCGCATCGCCACCCCGCGGGCGTGGGCGACCTTGGGGATGCGGTGGGCGCTGGTCTCGCGGTGCAGCTCGTTGTCGATGATCAGGACCGGACCGGGCTCGGTCTGGTAGCGGCCCAGCCACGGCCGCGCGGTCGCCACAGCGATCGCCAGGTCGAGCGTGAGCCAGCTCTTGCCCGTCTTCGGGCTGGCGATGACGTTCATCGTCTCCCCCTCGCGCAGCAGGCCGTGGATGACGGGCGGTCGGAGCTGGGGATAGGCCGCCACGAGGTCG